GGGTTGGTGAAATCCTGAAGCTGCAGGGTATTGACCTGCGGTGAGAATTCCAGTTTGGAACAGTTGCCAATAGGCAGAAAAGGGGCGGCGGAGCCGTGTTCCTTGATGAGGACTTGGCCGCTGCCTACGTAGCTGTAGTCGGTGTGTGTCATGGCTGGTGCTCTGTTGATGATGGCGCTGGGGGATGGATAGGGATGTGGCTGGTATAGGTGATACAGACGCCGATCCAGCCAACGGTGTGCTGCGGGGGGATGAGTGGCTCAGCGACTTGGTACTGAGGGCAATGAAAGCCGACAGGAAAATGCGCCTGCTTGGCGTTCATGGCGGTTTCGATGTCGGTCGTGATGGCATCCAGCCGCGCTTGTGCATCACTGAAACTGACGGGCACTTTGGCGATCACTTGGAAGGTGGTCAGGCGGTGGGTGTGGGTCAGGGCCGCAATGGTGGCGCGTTCCTGTCTGGTCCAGACCACGGTGATGCAGGCGTCTGTTGTTTCACCCAGCACAGGTGCTGGCTCCAGGGTGAAGGTGCGACCGACATCGGTGAGGTAGCCTGCGGCGGTAGTGATCTGTGTGAGCACGGCCTCAACGCTGGAGAGTAAGGTGGCGCGCGGGCTGTTCATGGGCGCACCGCCCACTTGCTGAGTGATGCGTCGCTGCTGTCCACGCGCTGTGCCAGGGTGTAGGTGGTCTGGGCCAGGGTGAGGGTGGCGTTGGGTTCTGGTTCAATCTGGTCACGGCGAAAGGTGATGAAGGTGCTGTATGCAGAGACCGGCATCAGGTCATCACCAAACTGGAGAACGCCTTGATCCAGTAGCACCTGCACAGGGGTGATGACGCCACGGGGGGAGGTGTAGGTGCCATCAATGCTGCCCACAACATCGGCCCAGGCATCGAAAAATGCGGCGTCAAAGGCGTGTTTAAAGGTCGCTTCGCTCATGTCCGCCCTCGGTATATGGAGGTGTCGATGGCTTTTTGCAGTTCGCGGTTGAAGTAAAACGGCATCAACCTGTCCCACTCTTTTTGGGCCAAGCCGAAGATGTTGTAGCGCGGGGTGTAGTGCACGTAGGTGGTGAAAATAAACATGCTGCGTGCGGCGCTGCCGCTGCCGAAGGTGATGCGTTCGTAAATCCCAGGGCGCAATCGTCCACGCTGTTTTTTGACGACAAAGTAGCTGCCGCCGCCGCCTCGCTGGCGTTGACGTTTCAGACGGCGCGCTTTGCGTTCGGGGGTTTCGTTGGAGATGTATCCCGTCTCCAGGCCAGCACGGAGCTGGGAGAGGATCTGCCGCACCTGGCCCACGTTGACGTTACCGTAGCGGTCACGGGGCGCGCCATCGCCAGCCACGGCAAACATGTGGCGCGGCATGATCTGCATAGACATCAATAAGCGTTCCATCGCTTTCAGGCGACGCGTGCCCCCTTCGACCTGGGGCAGTAAGTAGGTGGCTGGGGGTGTCCCTTTGAAGGCTTCATCGCGCAGGAAAATCTCAGCCCACAACTTTTGTTTGGTCGCTTTTTTGTAGAGGGCAGCATTGATGGTCAAGGGGGTGGGTCGATCAAAGATGCGCAAGGCAGTGCGTTTCCAGGTGTCGCGGATCTGGAAGGCGGTGGTGTTGCAGGCTTGCACGATGGCAAACGGTAGGTGCTGAGACTCCAGCGCGGTAAAGCGGCGGCCCAGCATGGCGTCCGCATCCACAGTAATCTTCAGCAGGTCAGTCATAGCACCCCCTGATGGGCCGTGCGCACCTGGGCACGGCACGTGGCCTGGGCGTTGTATTTGTTGATTTCGTCAATGTACAAGCCGATCACTCTGCGGAAGATGGCGAAGATCTCTGGTTGTTCATTTGGAATCGGTGGCAATGGCAGCGGGGGGAGCTGGTCGCAGGCCGCTTCTGAGGGCGCTGTTGGCAGTGTCACGGGCGACCCTAAGCTCGTGCACGATGTCATCGGCAATGACGCTGCAATCAGTAGGGACGCGAATAATGCGGATATGTCTGGCGCTTTCATCGGTGGCAATCCTGTTGTGAGTGACTGCTGTGGCAACGCTGGTGGTGGCGTGGGTGCCGGCGGCGGCAACGGTGGTGTGGATGGCGTCGTGTTGTTGCATGGCCTGTTGCAGTGCGGTGTTCTGTTGTGCAATCTGGGTTTGGATGCCTAGGCGTTTCCCGTAAAAGAACGCGCCCAGGCCGGTGCTGATCCACAGCAGTAATGCAGGGATAAGGAGGGAAGATGGCATTGGCATCACGAGGCCCTGCCTTCGCACAAGGCGCGTTCATCGGCACGGCGCAATACCAGGCCACGCACTTCGCGGCCTCCGGCATGTTTCCAACGGTCCAGTTCGGCGCAGGCACCGGGCCAGTCATTGGCTAAGGCTTTACGTTGCAGAGTGCTGCCGCAGACAACTTTGGGGCCAAGGTTAAAGGTGGCTGAGACGAGGGAGGCTTCGATGTGGGGCAGCATAGGGACGCTGATGCAGCGCCGCACATAGCCATTGGCTTCACGCAGGTCGGCTTGGAGCAGGGCATCGCACTCCGCCTCGGTGTAGGTTTTGCCGATGACGACATTATCGCCCGTATGGCCGTAGCACACGGTCCACACGCCGACGATGTCTTTGTAGGGACGATGTTTTAAGCCCTCCCAGTAGGCGACGAAGGGTGTGGCAATCGCTAAGACGAGCGTTGCGCCTTTGAGACCCTTTTCAATCAAAGGAGCAATGTGGCGCAGTGATGGACGCGTTCTAGGCATGGTCAGCACTCCGTTGCCGTTTCATCTTNTCGCCAACACCAGTGCGGTGCCTTTGATGCCTTTGCCCATCAGCCTTCTCAGGGTGCGCAGTGATGGACGCGTTCTAGGCATGGTCAGCACTCCGTTGCCGTTTCATCTTTTGATGCTTCCAGTCCACCCGCCACTTCCACAGCAGGTAAGCCACTTGCAAGACAATGTAGACGCCGGAGATCCACTCAATGAGGGTCGATTCGGTGAGCACGGCCATACTGGCCGACACGGTGGAGTTCACGGTGGCAAGACCAAGGGCGCTGGCGATTTTGTGATTAATGGGCTGATTCCTAAACATGGCTGCGGTTTCCCCGTCACTAACTAACTACCCCCACACTGTCTTGACCACAGTGTGGGATTCCAAACGCATCAGGCCTGCAAGCGGCCACAGCCTGGGAGTAATTTGACTTTGACTTTCACCGCCGCCGCCAGGGCGGTTTCAACCGCAAGGCAGCTGTTGATGAGGTCGCCTTTTTCAGGGGAGCCACCGGTCAATGCTTCATGGGTGGTGACGCTCCACACAGGGCGGGTTCCTTCGCGGATCCCCGTGCCCTTGGCTTTGGGTAATTCAAAGACGCCTTCATGAGCAAGTTCACCGCTGTCACCGGCATTGATGGTGTTCAGCGCCACACATAGTTCTTCGCCGAACAGCACGACGCTGCCAGATTTAATTGCTGTGGTTGCGGTGTAGGTCAGGTGTTTTCCAGGTTTGATGAAGTTATTCGCCATAGTGGTGTCCTCAATGCAGTCGTTGCGGCGATGGAAAGGGCTGGGAGGCAGCCCGTTGTAGTGCTAGGGAAATCAGGTGCCACTGGTGCGCGTGGCTCCTCTCCAACCGACGGCAGCAACGCCGTAGCGGTGAACGACTTTCCAGCTCAGACCGTCGGTCCGGTAGTTGGTGTCTTGTTCCAAGGTCGGGGTTTGGACGCCGTTGAGAAAGGCGACTTCAATAACCGGTTCCAGGGTGGGATCGGCGAAGGCGTACCAGGCGTTTTCGTTGAGGCGCGGGGAATCAACAACGTCGCTAAACAGGCCACGCACGACATTGGGTTTACGCTGCTGTTTGCCGGCCTCGTCGTTGTATTCCTGGGCATTGAGTTCGCGTGCCTTACTGCCCAGGGAGAGGGGGCCAAGCCAGAGGGCGGGGACGATGTCCAGAAAGTCGTTACCGCCCACGTCCATTTGCCGTCCCATGAGTTGCCGTGCGGCATCAATGCTTTCGACGGACAGGGCGGCGGCGGTGAGGATGTTGCGATGGTTGACATGGAACAGGGGTCTGCCGTCGCTCATTCTGGGGCCGTTGCCCGCGTTCAATGCCAGCAGTGCGTAGACGTCTTTTTCAATGGTGCGGGCGGCGGCTTGGGCAAGGTAGCGGGTGGGCCGTGAGAAGGCGCTCAGGTCATCATCCACCAGGACTTCTGGGCTGATCTGAAGGATGCGGCCTTTACGGACGGCTTGGATGGTTTCTTTTTCAGCATCGGAGAGGACGCCGTTTTCGTATTCGCCGTTTTCGTTGACCTTCTTTAGGTCGGAGAAGCTGCCCATGTGGTAGCGGTGGTGGGGGCGGTAGTCGGAGAGAGAGCCGGTGGCACAAAAGCGCATCCAGGTGTAGGACTGGAGGCGGTAGGCAGTCAGCAGCATTTTGTGCATGACGTTCTCCAGGATCATGGGGAAGTCGCCGGTGCTTTCGGCAAGTGCCTTTTTTGAAACTTCCACCCGATCCCAGCCGTGGGTCTTGGTGCCTGTGGCATTCAGTGATCGTTCGGCAAGAGTCCAGAGTGCATCGACTGCGGCAGGGTTGTCTTGGCGGGCGGCGTCCGCTTCAGAGCCAGTCAGGATGCCAGCACGGGCGAGGATGCCGTCAGCAACACGTTGTCGGCGGGTGGTGTGTTCGTCATGGACAAGGTGGAGATGGTGAATGCCGTGGCGCGGTGTGGCGGCCAATGGCCCCGCCCCCCCTGGCAGGCGTTGCAAAAGTTGGGCCTGGGCGTGTTCGACGCTCAGGCGTGGATTGGCTAGGCAGCTAGCTTCCAGGTCATGGACGCCTGGGACATCCGCGAAGGCGGCGAAGACGTCGCGGATACGGGCGTTGCGTGCCTCCAGGGCGGTGAGTGGGTCGTCGTTGGACGCGCTGCCCTGTGTTGAGGGGGGCGGGGGTGTGGTGCCCTGTGATGGAGAGGGGGTGTGGCCCGTCTGGGGGCTTAAGGCAGGGGGGGTGAGAGACGGCGGTGGCGTGGTGCCGGCCTGGGCAAGGATGACGTTCAAGTGGTGTTTCATGGTGGGGTCCTCAATGTGAGTGATGAGAGCGTGTTGTTGGGTGCTGCACAGGCAGGCAAAGGCAGAGGGGGTGACAGTCGCCTGGATGTGGTGGCGCAAGGCTGTGGTGATGGTGTCTTGGGGGTGGGTGGCGATGGCCTGGAGGTAGGACAGTAGTGCAGCAGCGGTGGCGGTGGCGGCGGGTGTGGCCGCTGGGGTGTGCGGTGAGGCGAGGTCGATAATCGTGTCGGCCAGACCGGCGGCAATCATGTCTTGGGCAGTCAACCAGTGGTCGTGGCCGTCGTTCAGCATGCGGCGGATGGCTTCGGGGTGGGTGGCGCCGGTGGTGTAAGCGGTATGCATGGCGGCGGCCATCGTGTCGAGCATGGCGGCGGTATGCCGCAAGTCTTCGGCAAATCCCCAGCCGCCAGTTTGGGGGCCATGAATCATCATGAGTGAGTTGGGATAGACGCGGCGGGTGGTGCCTGCCTGGGCAATGAGGCTGGCGATGGAGGCGGCGACGCCATCAATGGTGACGTGGATGGTGGCCGGATGGGCAGTGAGTGCGTTGTAGATGGCCAGACCATCGCTCACCACGCCGCCATTGGAGTTGATGCGCACGTGAATGAGGGGAGCGGTGACGGTGGAGAGTTGGGCGATGAGGCTGGCCGCGGTCACGCCTTCTTCCCAGAAGTCGTCGCCGATGGGGCCGTAGAGGAGGAGTTCAGCTTGTTTTGGATTGCTGGTATGCAGCGCCACGACCGATGGGGGGCGGGCCTGGGGGGGCATTGGCGCTCCGGTCATGGGATCCAGGGTGTCGGCGAGGCGGTGTGTCGGGTGGGCGGTGGAGGTCATGCGGTTGCTGCCTGGTCTTGGGGGACGTCGCCTTCGTCGACGTCTGTGGTCGCGGGAGGGGGCGATGCGGTGGCATTGGGGAAGACGCTGAGGGTTAAGCCGCGTTCGGCAGCCCAGTACTGGTCAAGAGACAGTTGTTCTAAGGTGTCGTACATGCGGCCCCCCCGTTCGGCAATGACGCTGCTCAAGGAGCGCACGCCAGCTTGGACTTGGGCGGTGAGTGCGTTGATTTCTTTGAGTGGGTCGATCCAGGGCATGGAGGGCGGCAGGTAGTCGGCACCCAGGGCGTTGGCGAGGGGGACGTTCGGCGGCAGGGTCAGTGCGCCAGAGGTGACGGCGATGGCGATCAGACGTTCGTAAAGGGGCCGCACCATCTGGGAAATAAATTCGTGGGCCAGCACGCCATAGGCGCCGTACTGTTCGACCAGTTCTTGGCGTTGGGCGCTGTAGGTGCCGTTGTAGTTCTTCGCCAGGGAGGAGAAGGAGATGCGCATCGGGGCGGCGATGGCGCGCAATTGGCCGTCGCGGTAGGACTCCAGGTTGGGGTTGGGCCGTGTGCTGTCGATGGGGTCTATCCTCTCGCCAGGGTTCAGGCCGTCAAATATCATCGCGGGCTGGAAGCGCATCATGCGTTGGCCTGTGCTGGGGTATTTTTCGGGGTCGTACTGGCCCGGGTCGCCTTTGATGATGACGGCGGCCATGCAGGCGGCAATTTTTGCGGCGATGCGTTCGGATTCTTCGTAGTCTTTGAGGTCTTCAATGCGGGTGAAGGTGGAGGCCAGCAGGCTGATGCCACGGACTTGGCCGATGCGGTCGATAGTGCGGATATGACGGATCAGGTGGGAGGGAACCAGCTTTTTTTCAGGCAGCAGGACATCTGGGTCGCCAGGGTGTTGCGTGTAGATGTAGTAGCCGGTGGCGCGGCCCCAGGCGTTGCGTTGGATGCCTTGGAGGATGTGTTGGGAGGGGTCGTCGTAATCCAGGGGCACTAAATCCGGTTCGAGCATTTCGATGGAGAACGGAACGCCGGAGCCGTGTTGCAATGTGGGCAGGAAGCCGCGGAGTTCTTGGACGAAGGCTTCGCCATCACGCAGCCAGGTGCGGGCTAGCAGGCGCTGGACGCTGGGCCAGTCGTGCATCCAGGTGACTTCGGGACGTTTGGACCAGGCTTGGTAGAGGGGGAGGATGGCATCCACCAGTGATTC